ATTAATAAGGACTATAAAGTTTACATCTGTTTACAAAATGGATCAAATCCAGAAAACCAAGAGGGTAGGCCATCCTTAGATGAACCAACATTTACTGATTTAGAGCCAAGAAGTGCTGGTACTAGTGGTGATGGATATATTTGGAAATATCTATTTACCATCAATCCCAGTGATATTGTAAAATTTGATACGTTAAATTACATTACTGTTCCAACAGATTGGGAATCTAATGCAAATTACCAATCAGTAAGACTAAATGCCAAATCTAGTGGTCAACTCAAAATAGCAAAAATTCTTTCTAGAGGAGTTGATGTTGGTCCAGCAAATCAGATTTATACATGCTCTATAGTCGGTGATGGTACTGGTGCAGAAGCTACTATTGTTGTTGATAATCAATCAAAAGTAGATTCAGTTGTCATTTCTAAAGGTGGTTCTGGATATACATATGCAAAAATTGATTTAACATCTGGCAATTTTCCTCAAGATTCAACAACAGATCCTTCCTTTGAGGTGATAATACCACCAAAGGATGGGCATGGTTATGATATTTACAGAGAATTGGGTTGCACAAGAGTTTTAATTTTTTCCCAAATTAAAAATGATGCTACCAATCCAGATTTTATTGTCGGCAATAAAATTTCAAGAATTGGAATTATTGCAAATCCTCTAGCATTCAATTCCCAGGAATTATTATCTACTAATCAAGTTAGTTCTTTATATGCATTAAAGTTAACTGGAGTTAATGATGTTGATGATTATAAAAGTGCAATCTTTACTCCAAACGCAACAATAACACAAACAGTATCTGCTGGATCTACAGCAATAGGAAGGGTAGTTTCATATAATAAAAATACTGGAGTTTTAAAATATTGGCAAGATAGGACTTCTCATGGATTTAATTACGATCTATCTGCAAATAATTTTGATGCTGGAAGATCTCCTTATGGAGATGATCTAGTTGAATTTACCTCTAATATCGGTAGTGGTGGGTCTCTAAATATTCTTGGTTCAAACCAAACTTTACAAATTGATAATAATTTTGATGGTGATATATTTACCATAAATAATCTAAATTACTATCTTGGACAATCATTCAATAATGGAATTTCAAATCCAGAAGTAAAAAAATACTCTGGTGATTTAATTTATGTTGACAATAGACCTTCAATAACTAGGTCTCAAAATCAAAGAGAAGATATTAAAATTGTATTGCAGTTCTAAGAATTATGCCACAACTAACCAATCTAAATACTTTTCCATATTTTGACGATTTTGATCGATCAAAAAGATTCCATAAAGTATTATTTAAACCTGGTCAGCCAGTTCAGGCTAGAGAATTAACTACACTACAATCAATTCTTCAGAACCAAGTTGAAGAATTTGGAAATCATGTTTTTAAAGAAGGTTCTGTAGTAGTTCCTGGAACTTTATCTATAGCTAATACTGCATACAATATAAAAATAGAAAACATTTTTAATGGAATTGATGTTTCTCAGTATACTAATGCATTAATTGGAAAAACAATTGTTGGGCAAGATAGTGGAGTACGAGCCCAAATTGATTCCGTACATGATGGATATAATCTTTTTGTAAGAATTCTCAACTCAGGTACAGACAGCATCCCACAAGCCTTTAGACCTGGAGAAAATATTAATGTTGAGCAAAGAGTTAGTTTAACCGAATCTGGAATCACATCATTTAATATTGGTGATTCTATTGGTGTAGTACAATCAAATAATTCTGGATGCGTTGCAAAATTAACTGATGGTGTTTTTTACTTAAGAGGATATTTTGTAAATGTAGATGAACAACTTTTAGTTATAAGTACAAATAATCCAATTCCTTCCTTTGATATTGGATTTAGTATTGTAGAATCTATTATTGATGTATACGATGATGAAACGTTATACGATAATTCTCAAGGATATGCGAACTATGCTGCACAAGGTGCAGATAGATTAAAAATAGAAGCATTTTTGACATCCGTTCTTGATGGAGAAGAAGTACCACAAGACTTTATAAGCTTAGCCAAAGTTGTAAATGGCATTATTTATTCATCAAAACTCGATAATCCACAATATAATATTCTTGCAGATGAAATGGCAAGAAGAACATATGAAGAAAGTGGAGATTATTATGTAAAACCTTTTAAAATTGAATTAAAGAATTCTCTTAATGATTTTAAAGGTAATAATGGGGTTTATAGTGAAAATGAGTTCACATCTTCTGGACAAACACCCAATGATGATATTGGAATATACAAAATTTCCCCAGGAAAAGCATATGTTAAAGGATATGAGGTAAACATTCCTTCAAATGTATTTTTAGATTTTAATAAACCAAGAACTACAAAAACATTCAAAAATCAATCTATTTCATATCTTACTGGATCTACAATTTCTTTGAATAGAGTATATGGATCTCCAAATATTGGGTTTTCAACTACATATACCATATCTTTAAGAGATGAGAGAGTAGGATCATCATCTATTGCTGCTCCTGGAAAAGAAATTGGTTTAGCACGAGTTTACGATTTTGCTTTAGAGAGTGGTTCTTATGATGCAACATATCCAGATGCAAATACATGGGATTTATCATTATTTGATGTTGTACCATTTACCGATATTATTGTAAATGAAAATATTCAGAATCTACAAACTCCAACATTTATTGAAGGAAAATCAAGTGGAGCAGTCGGATTTTTAAGATACGATGTTAGCAATTCTGGCATTTTAACTGCATATAATGTAAGAGGAAATTTCATAAAGGGTGAGGAATTAATATTTGATGGTGGAGATAGTGATAGAATTGCAATTTCAATAACCTCACATAATATTTCTAATGTAAAATCGGTACATGGCCAAATTGGAGTTACTACTTTCTCTGGAGATGTAAGACAATCCATTTCTTTGGGATTGGGTCAGTGTACGATTGATTCCTTTGGGTTCGTAACTCAAGTAGGTAGAGATTTTACTAAAAATTTTGCTGTAGGTGATTTAGTTACATATAATCAAGCATCACAATCTTTACCAAATATTTCTAGAGTTGTTTCTGTTGCTACTAGTTCTATAGGATTAGAAGCAGTCCAGTCTGTTTCTGGTGTATGTCTAGGTTCTTTACCAGCATCTCAGATTGATTTTATTGATGTAAATAAAGTCGAAACATCTTTACAAGTATCTGAAGATAATACTTTATATACACCTTTACCGAAAGTAAACGTATCTGATGTAGATTTAGAAAATTCTAATATAACAATAAGAAAATCTTTAAATACAACTATCGTAAGTGATCCAACTGGAGGAAAAATTAATATTCTTCCTCAAGACATAGGTGATAATGAAACATTCTTACCATTTGACGAAGAAAGGTATATTGTAACTAATAAAGATGGTCAGACTGAAGTATTGACATCAGATAAATTTACAATAACAAGTGGTGGAAAGGAATTAATTATTAGAGGACTGACAACACTCGGTTCTGCAACTTTAGTTGCTACTCTAAAGAAAACAAAAGTTAAATCAATAACTAAAATTAAAAATAGAGTTAAAACTTTATTAGTAGATAAATCTAATCTACAAGGATCTGGTATAGGTGCAACAACATTAAATGATGGATTGACATATGGAAACTATCCATACGGAACTCGTGTTCAAGATAAAGAAATATGTTTATTAGAACCAGATGTAACAAAGATATATGGTGTTTATGAATCATCTACAATATCCAATCCATCTTTACCTAGGATGGTATTATCAAATATTTCTAGTTTAAATTCAAGTGCTTTAGACTTATTGACTGGAGAGGAAATTTTTGGAGAAACTAGTAATGCGGTTGGAATTATAGTCTCAAAAGTTTCATCATCAACAATAGAATTCGTATCCATCAATGGAAGAGATTTTTCTGTAGGTGAATCTATCAATTTTAAAGATTCTTCTGCAAGGGCATCTTTAGATTCTATTTCTAATGGAGATAATAATATTATTCAAAATTATACATTATCAAAATCCATTAAAGATACAATATATGATTATTCAAGAATTGTAAGGAAGAAAAATTTTCAGAATCCTATCAAAAAGATACTTATTGTTTATGAACAAGCAGCAATTGATCCATCAGATACGGGAAATATAATTGATGTAAACTCATATCAAAACTTTGATTATTGCGATATTCCATTCTCAAATTCATCTAAAAATTCAGATATTTTAGATATTAGACCAAGAGTAAAATCATATACAGTATCAGAAAATTCTAGATCACCATTTGAATTTTTAGGAAGAAGTTTCAATTCTTCACAAAATCAAAATTTAAATATTTTGGCTTCTGATGAAGATATTATTATCGATTATTCAATATATTTACCAAGAATTGACAGAATATATTTAACTAGGGAAAATAATTTCCAGTTAATTTATGGATCTCCTTCTGAAACTCCAGAACCACCTGTAAAAATTGATGATGCTTTAGAAGTTGCAACTATAAGCTTGCCAGCTTATCTTTGCGATTTAAAAGATGCAAAGATTAATTTATTATCTCATAAGAGATACCAAATGCGTGATATTTCCAAATTGGAGGATAGAATTAGCAGTCTTGAATATTATACAACACTTTCTTTATTAGAAACTAACACTTCTAATTTACAAATCAAAGATTCTGAAGGAACAGATAGATTTAAATCTGGTTTTTATGTCGATAATTTCACCTCAACAAATAATCAGATAAAAATTGGTCCGAAGAATAGTATAGATCCTTCCAATAATGAATTAAGACCATCTACTTACACTACATCGGTAGATTTAGAATTAGGTTCTATAGCTTTAACTGGAGTTGGTGGAGAAAAAGATTCAAGATTTGATCCTAGATATGTTCGAGATTTAATAGGTAGTGGTATTAAAAGATCCACAGTAATCGAAGATGAAATTAGTAATCGTGAGGGAACACCTGGAATGGGTGTATTAACTCTAGATTATGATCTTGTTCCATTTATTGAGCAAAGAAATGCAACTAGAGTAGTCAATGCTGCACCATACTTTGTCAATTTTTACAAAGGATCCATTT